TAAGGAATCTAAAAAGTCTTCTCGTAAAAAGAAGAAGAACGCCGAAGTAGAAGTTGAAGGTTTGGTTAAAGAGGCTCAAAAGATTTTGGGTGTGCAAGGCGTATATATTATGGCCCCCTTATTGATTTCTGGCATCGCCAGAATTTGTATCAATGGCTGTATATATGCTGGCCATGATATTGAGGATCTTTATGTTCGTCAAGTTAAACAATGGAAACTTTCTGATCGTGAACAATTTGAGTTGAGACAATTACTTTTTGACATGGGATTTACAGTTCGTGCCGATCGCGGCGCTATTCCAGAAGAAGACTATGATGTTGCCAGCAGCGATAATATGGATTGGGCAGCCAATTATAAAGGTTAATAATGTCCAAATATACCAGACATCAATCGGTTATTTCTAGGAACACCGACGAATATGTTAGCGAAGATCATTGGCTTAAGCAGTTCGAAAAGAACTTGCAAAAGGGTGCCGTACAACCAAAATCTAAAGATTCATTATACGATCAAATCAATTCTATTATGAATGGAACTAGCGCTAAGTATCCTTCGGTGCAAGCCGCCGTAGATGATATGATGCAGCGTAGTGGGCTCAGCAATTATCTTAAAGTTTCTAAGGACAGTGAAGGGGGCAAGAAGAAGATGGCGGCTGATCAAAATTCTGATTTTGACAAGACCGTCCCGGTGGAGCCAAAACAAGAAGATGCCACCGTTCCAGATGTTATCAAACAAAATCCGGCTATTCTTCAGACATTAGAAAATTATGTTAGATCAACTAGGGGTAATTTGCCCATCCCAGCTATTTTAGATAAAATTAGATCTATTCATCATGGGGACATTGCTGAAGACAAATTATGGGAAGACGATAAGCTAATTAGATTAGTAAGTAAGTTAAATTTGGAAGCCAAAAAGAATAATCCAGCCAATTATGAAAATTATAGCAATTTAGCTGCTGGAGATCGCGATACTGCCGATTCGGATGTCGATCCGTCCAATACAGACGCTTTCAATGCCCTGATGCCTGCTAAGCTTTAATTTTTGTTATGTGGACAATATCCAAAAAATCCCTTTGCACAATTGCAATTATAGCATAATAGTTGATAATTATCTTTTGGAAAATTATGTTTGATTAGCCATCTATAAAGTTTTCCGCCAGTTCCTTGTTTTGTTTCTTTACGTTCCTCTGCTCCGTTATTATTGACATGATCGATAGTAAGAAATTCTATAATTGTCTCCCCACAACAGGCACATTTACCACCGTAAGCCTCAATTATTTTAAGTTTATTAGAGCGCTCATAATCTTTTTGATGTTCTCGCATCATTTGTTTATTTATGGCATATTTCTTTTGATTTTTCTCTCTAAGACATATGGTGCATATATATTTGGCATGTCTGCGATCGTATTCAGTTGAATTATTTTCGTCTAATAAAACACTGCAGCTTCTGCAGTGTTTTGGTTCGTGTTTGCGGTTTTTGCTGATTTTCATATAATAATATGATATGATTGATATGAAAGATGAAAATAATTCAAAGATATTTTCAGATTTAAAAGCTCAATTGCTTAATCTGGATCCAGTACATTTTTGTGAAAAATATTTAAGATTAGACGGCAAACAATTTACTTTGAGTGGAAATGGTTATCGTCCCTTCTGTGATATTTATAGATACATTGGTATTAAGGCTTTAGAACCCACTGCCAAACCAGTTATTATTGTTAAAGGGCGTCAGGTGGGGGCTACCACCATGGCTAGCGCACTTGAAATGTATTTTATGGGTTCTGGTTTATTTGGTAATGGACAGAAGCCGCCTATTCGTGTTATTCATACTTTTCCTCAACTCGAATTAGCAGCTGCTTATTCTAAAACTAAACTTAATCAGATTATTATTACTTCTATCGATCCAAATTCTACAGCGGTAGTTAAGCCAGGAGCAAAAGTAAAAGCTTATATGCAGACTTTATTGGACCAAAGCTCCTCTACTGCCGAATCATTGCATTTTAAACAATTTGTGGGCGGCAACCATTTATGGGTAGAGTCCACCGGTCTTGATGCCGATCGTATTATGGGTCGTACTGCCGATGTAATTTTTTTCGATGAAGTGCAAAAAACTACTGATTTAGCTCTAGGTAATGCTCTTAAGATTTTAACTACTGCTAAGTATGGTGAGCCATCTAAAGGCGTGCGAATCTATTTTGGAACTCCTCGTCGTAAGGGATCTGATTTTCATAAGATGTGGCAACGTTCTTCGCAACAATATTACTATTTAGGATGTGAGGGCTGCAAAAAACACTTCCCACTTTATACTCCGGGGTCTGATGATTGGAAGAAAATTTGGATTCATGGCTATATTGTCAAATGCCCGCACTGTGGACATGAGCAAAATAAGTTGGAAGCTGCCGAGCGAGGTAAATGGATGGCCCTCCAAGATGCATCGGATGAAAATTGTGATATGGTTGGTTTTCATATTAACCAACTTTATATGCCTATGTTTACTCGTGAAGCTATTGAAAATGAAATGCCCGGTAAGCATCCTATCAATACTGAACGTGTTTTCATGAATGAAGTATTGGGAGAATTCTTTCAAGGAGACAGCAGCCCTATTACTGCTGAAGAAATTGGGCAATTATGTGCCGACCGAGAAAGAAAATTTAGCCGTCGTATTGATTCAGGTAGTGGTCTTATGCAGCAAATCACAGTTCTTGGTCTTGACTATGGCGCACGCGCTGATTTGGAACAATTAGCTAATCCTGATAAAATTACTAGTCGTGGGCAATCTTATAGTACTGCCGTAATATTATTATCTAAGGGGCCTGGTCTATTATCTATCGAATATGCTTTCAAATTTAAACGCAATGATCCAGAGCATAAAAAAGGGGTTATTGACCAAATAATGAGACAATATAGCATTCAACTAGCAATAGGAGATATTGGTTATTCTAATGATTTCTCTTTTACTTTGCACCAAATGTACGGAGACAGGTATTTGGTTTCTCGTGCCCACCCCACCGTAAATGACCATGTAAAATTTAGAGCCGACGCTTTTCCAAAAGAGATAATCTTTGAGAGAGACTATTATATTGGAGAGTTGTATGAACAAATGAAAAAGGGGATGATTAGATTTCCTTATGGAGATTATGAAAAAGTAGGCTGGTTAATTGAGCACTGCGCTAGTATGGAAATTAAACCATCTATTTCTAGAACGGGAGGCGACCCAACCGTACATTATGTTAAAGGAGGGACACCTAATGACGGGTTTATGGCTCTTCTTAACGCTTATCTAGCATATAAATTTTTGATAAGCCGAGGTTTTACTCAAATTAATCCGTTGTTACAAACAGAAAAAAATATGAATAAACCGATGGTTTTAAGTGGATATGTATCCAGAAAGTTTTGATATATGGATTGCATAAAATGTTTAACAGAACTTAATTTAGAAAATTGGTTACCAAGTCGTCAAAAGAGAAATTGTTGCATTTGCGCCCAATGTATTCGTGATGATAATAATAGACGTTATCAAGTTAAGAAAAGTGATTATTTAGCGACATATAAATTGTTAAGAGTTAATATAAAAATAGAAATATTTACGTACTATGGTGGCGCGTGCCAGACGTGTGGAGAAAATGATTTTTCTAAATTGTCATTAGATCATATAGATGGAAGCGGCAGGAAACATCGAAAAGAAGTTTTGGGAACCGATTCAGGTAGTCAATTTTATAAATGGGTTTTAGAAAATAAACCCGTTAATATTCGCCTATTATGTTTTAACTGTAATTGCCAAATTGATATGACTAAAAAAGAATTATTATCCTCTTTTAATATAGGGTGCAAATATTGTGGAAATGAAGATATTTATCGTTCAGGCGCATTCTCACAATGTTTCCAAATAATTAAACGAAACAAATATATTGATCTTAAGATAGTGGTATTTGATCATTATGGTAATCAATGCGCTTATTGCAGAGAAGATGCGCTAGAATATCTAACGATGGATCATATAAACAATGATGGGGCTTCTCATCGAAAAGAAATTGGCACTGAGATATTTCCATGGCTTAAAAGAAATAATTATCCCAATAACTTCCAAATACTGTGCTTTAACTGCAATTATGTGAAGAGAAACGCGCAATAAACCAATGGTTTTAAGCGGATATGTCTCTAGAAAATTCTAAAGTTCTGATATATCATATATTGAGTATATTAGAGGGTATAGTGGAATAGAGGACTTATGGGTATAAATAAGGTCACAAAAAAATGGGTAGGACCCTCCAACTCTGATCAGTATCTTAACAATCGTACCGGCACTCCGCAAGTAAGTGCTATTATGTCTAAGGGTGTTTCCGAAGCGAGAAGATCTATTTTATCCAATGAAGTAGATCAGGGTTTATTTAGTGATGGGTCTGGTCCCACTTATAATCAAACGCTTGCTGATAATTTAGAAACCCCTGCCTCCCGTGTGGTGGCTTCTGTTGGTTTCAAAAAGAGCGCTCAAGTAGTAAGTAGTGTGGGCGGTATGTTTCGCGGTATCCATGGCGATTCCGTCAAACAAACTCCTGAAGTTTATTCTCCATTATGGTTGAATAGCAATCTTAATT